CGATTACAGTTTTCTCACCGCCCTGCTCGCGGTAGTTCTTGGTGTTATATGACATCAATTACCTCCCTTAGGCCTTCTGCTGCAGGACCTTGACGGCCTCGCCGAGGATCAGTCGCCCATCCACACGTTGGGACCCGAGGAAGCCAACCTGTCCGGTCGGGGCGAACAGTTCGCCCAGGCGCTTGAAGGTACGTCCCTGGCGGTCGGCGATCCAGTAGTACGAGAAGTCCCCGAAGGCCAGCGTCTTCGCCCCTGCTGCGATCTCGGGCATGTAGGCCGAGGTATTCACCGGGCGGGAGAGGATGGTGTCGGGAGTGCCTGCAGTCAGCGAAGGCTGCCAGATGTACTGTCCGTTGCCGTCCTTGAGTTTGCGAAGCGCCTTGACAGTGGCATCGTTGGTCACCCACACCGCGTTCTTGCGATACGGAGATCGCAGTGCATAGTACAGGTCGATGACCTCATCGGCATTCAGGGCGGTTGCGGATGCCGCGTTGACGCCGATCTGCGCCCCTCCGGTGGCCGCGAGGATTCCCAGGGGCTTGCCCGATCCGTCCCCGGTGAAGAACGCTGCCTCTTCCTTGGCTCCGATGCGGCGGGCGAACTCGGTGGCGATGTAGGACTCGATGTCGAACACGCTGTCGTTGATAAGCTCCTCGGAGACCTTGATGATCGTGCCCAGCTTGTAGGCGCTGATGGTCACCTGCCCGAAGCTGTCATCGCTCTCAGGATACGTTCCCTCCTCGTCGATCCATGCCGCCTCACCCTTGGATGCGGAAATGGGGATCTTGCGATCGCCGCTGGCAGTCTGGATGATCCTGGCAATTGAGCGGAACAGGTTCTCCTCCTCCAACGCTGTCACGAGGGTGTGTTCGAATTCGTCGGGCACCAGGTAGCCGCCTTCGGTGTCGGTTCCCACCTGCAATGCGTTACGCAGTTCTGGTGCGTTCTCGCGGCGTCTGAGGTGGTTCCAGAATGCCTTTCGATACTCGTCCGAAGCACGTCCTGCTTTCTTCTCAGCCTTCTGTGCTCCATCGGGGCGGCTGGTGATTGGAGAGCCCACGTGTGCGTTCAGCTCGCGCTCGAACGCCTCGATGCGCTCCTGGCGCTCAATCTCGTGGCCCAAATCCACAATCTCAGCCTCCATCCGTTCGTAGGTTGTGGTGTCCTCGGCGCTCAGGATGCCCTTGTCGTTGCGCTTCGCATCAAGAAATGCCTTCGCCTGTTCCCAGGTCTTCGCGCGCTGTGCACGCATGTCGTTGATCTTTCCCATTGTGTCTTCTCCTATTGGGGTTTGATGAGATTCAGTCGTTTCTCGAGCTCGTTAAGCCCGGTTGTGCCTTCCTCAGGTGGCTCCTGGTCTTCTGCGATTGCATATGTTTCGGTGATCTTGTTCATCAGTGAGAGCTGCGAGGTGCGCATCGAGAACGCATACGAGGCCTCATTGGACGCTTTCTTCGCGTCCTCGAGGATCGCATCGGCGAAGCCCAGCTCGATGGCCTTCTTCGCGTTCATCCACGTCTCGTTGTCCATCAGGTGGCTGATCTTCGCCCGGGTGAGGGTCGTCTTGATCTCGTAGGCGTTGACGATGCTTTCCTTCACCTCATCCAGCATGCCGATGGCCTTTTGCATGTCCTGATGGTTGCCATAGGCGAGCGTCATGGGATTGTGGATCATCATCAAGGCAGTGGGCGCCATGAGCACCCTCGTGCCCGCCATCGCGATGACCGAAGCTGCGCTCGCTGCGATCCCGTCGATCTTCACCGTGATTGCCCCCGGATAATCCATGAGCATCGCGTAGATGCGACTCGCTGCGATACAATCCCCACCGGGGCTGTTGATCCACACCGTCACCTCGCCGCTGTCGGCGAATAGCTCGCTTCGGAACTGCTCGGGGGTGACATCATCATCAAACCAGCTCTCCTCGGCGATCGTGCCCGACAGCTCAAGGATTCTCGCTCTGCCTTCGTCTTCGCTCTGGTTTTTCCATTGCCAGAACTTCTTGTTCTTCATTACTCTCCTCCTGGGATGTGTTGGTAGCCTTGTCTGCGAATGCCCCTGCCCGCGAGAGGGGGAGCATGTTTCCGTTGATGAGGTATAGGTTTCCTCCGTCCTCGTCGGCTATCTGGTCCATGTCCTCCAGCGTTCGGATATCGTTGGCGCTCATCCATCCGTTCTGGCGTGCTGTGGCATACCCGCCCATGCGGCTCTGGTAATCACCACGCAGCAGACCTTCGACGTTGAAGCGAAAGAAATGCGTCTGCTTCTCATCGGAGGCCAACAGTGCACGCGAAAGTGCCTGCTCCCAGCGGATGACCCACGGGTCGAGAGTGTATTTGACGAACTCCAGCGACTGTTGCTCGATGTTGCTGAACGAGGACTTCTCCAGGTCCCCCACCATGTGAGGGGGGACGCGGAAGATGCGTGCGATCTCGTTGATCTGGAACTTGCGTGTCTGCAAAAACTGCGCCTGCTCGGGCGATATCGAGATGGGGGTGTATTTCATCCCCTCCTCGAGCACCGCAACCTTGTGCGAGTTGGACGAGCCGCCGAATTGGCCCTGCCACGTATCGCGCAGGCGGGAAGGGTCCTTCACCGTTCCCGGGTGCTCCAGCACCCCGCTTGGGGCAGCCCCGTTGGCGAAAAACTTCGCCCCATACTCCTCACAGGCTATCGCCATACCGATGGCATTCTTTGCCATAGCAATCGGCGAGTAGCCCACCAACCCGTCAAAGCCCAGGCCCGGGATGTGCAACACCTCTGAGGCGTCCAGAACCACCGAGTTTCCCTGCATGGTGGGAGCGTCCTCGGCGCTGGTGGTGTATTGGTAGTAGAGCTTGCCACTCTTGTCGCGGTCGACCTGCATGCGGTTGGGCATCAGCGGGTAGAGGGCCGCAACCTGGCCCTTGCCGTTTCGGATGATCTGGGCGTACGCGTTGCCCCAGAGCAAGAGGTGGGTCATCAGGGTCTCGCGGAAGACGAAGCTGGTCATCTCGGGGTTCGGCTCCGCATGCAGCAGGTTGTACAGCGGATGTTCCTTGGCCTTGTGCTTGCTCGAGTCATCGTCATGGCGATAGAGGTGCAGGGGCAGCCCGGCGATCGCCTCGGCGAGGATTCGCACACATGCGTAGACTGCAGTCATCTGCATCGAGGAACGCTCATTTACCGCCTTTCCGGATGTCGATCCTCCGAAGAGGAAGCTGTACGAGGACCCGCTGGTCCTGTTCTGCGGCTTGTCGCGTATGGGGAAGAGAAGCTTGGTTATGATGTTCATGGATCTTCCTTGGGCACAAAAAAGCACCTACCGAAGTAAGTGCGCGAATTGAACAAATGATGATTTTGGTTATGGTGAGTGCATCAGTAAGCTCTTAAGATGCCCTCATTCTACTGATTGCGTTGGCTGAACAGGATGTGATGCTTCCATTTCTTCTGGTTCATCAACAAGGAGCTGGTACCCAGTCCTGTCCTGCACCAACCTGGCAAAGTCCTGCAGGACCTGGTCGGCTTCCGCCTTGGAACCGATTGCCTCCAGGCTTATCCTTTTTACGATAAAGGTGGATGCGTCATTGCTCGCAATATACGGTTCATACTGATTGTCTTTGATGGTTTCGCTGATCCTGATGATTTCTTTTCTTACGTCATCAATCTGGTTTGTCCCATCATAATCGAACCAGGTGGCACGGTGTCTTTTATCCCAACTGGAATAGCTCATGAGCAGATATGATTCAGAGTCTGCAATTTCAATGAAGTCTTTTGTGCTAGGGGAGGTATCCTTATCGGGGAGTTTGATGAATCCATCATCCATGACCTGCACGATGGAGAAACAGGAGTATCGGGTTTCACTAGGAATGCCTGTGAAATAGTACATGTACATGTACGTCGGCAAATAGTCCCAACTCCATTGATCGCCTAAATATTTCTGGTCTGCATAGTCGTCCAATGCTGGAATATGCCTTTCGATCGAAGCTGAAAATAATTGTTTGCCTGCAATTTTCGAGTATCTGATTCTGGCACGGATGTATTCGACTATCTCGATTATGCTGTCCTGCACTTCGTATGCAAGCCTGTAGGCTTTCCTGACGTTCTGATACAGTTCCTTTCTGTCCATTTTGTTACCTCCTGAAAACCAGGTTGCGATAGTCCCCTGGGATCTCAATCTCAAAGTCTGCAACCCAAGGCCTTGCATCGAGCCATTGATAACTCCTGATACCGAGCTGATCACAAGAAAGCATCAGCGATTCCACAACCCGCCGGTTGCTCCCTGAAAGCTTTTCCTGTTCTGCAGCTAGAGCCTCATACAAGCCCACCCATGAGCATTTGACAACTGTTCTCCCGTGTCTGTTGATCCTCAGTGTCTCGCTGGTTGTGTTGCTGCCGTTGCCACCGATGGAAATGAGGATTACCGGAACCTTTGAAGAGCCATACTCATTTTCATAACCGACCAATTCCCGTTCCCACTCTTCATGATATTGGCCACCATCATCGGAGCGTTTCGCCTCAATGATAAGGTCTACCTCGGAGAACCTGAGGAATACGTCAGGTTCCACGTAATTGGTGTTCAATGTTCCGTACGCATCCCATTTTGGCCAGAACTCATAGGCTCTCAGTTCGCCCGGATTCTTAGGCAACACACTGCCAGTATGACAAGCTTCACGTAGTATTTTCCACAGAAGCTGGTCCGGCAGATGGAGCAAGGTACCGATGATGGTGCTTGTGATGGTGTCCTCGTGGGTGATATCCAGGTCATGCTTATGCAATAGGCTATAAATCATAGCTTATATCATAGCATGATATTTACTGGAGTAAACAATTATATGAAAAGGATTCCCCTGTTCTCGTAGACCGATTCACGCAAGTCGTTGCCGCACCTGATCGCCCGGTCCAGCGCCATGATCGTGGCCACTGCCCCGTCGATCTTCTCGGTGGATTTCTGCTTGTCGGGCTTGATGTTCCCAGCCGGGTCTGTTCGGATGAAGATGTTGTCCATCATCCACCGGAGGGTGGGGTGGCCCCCGTGTGCGATTCCCCGTCCCAGCACGAGCTTCATCAGCTCCTTGGTCGGGGGGCTCATGTCCTTGAAGCCCTGTCCGAAGGGCACCACTGTGTAGCCCATGCCCTCAAGGTTCTGCACCATCTGCACCGCTCCCCAACGGTCGAACGCGATCTCCCGGATGTTGTATCTCTTGCCGAGCTCGCCGATGAAGGCCTCGATGAAGCCGTAGTGGACCACGTTGCCTTCGGTGGTCTGTACGTGGCCGGTTCGTTCCCATACGTCGTAGGGCACATGATCACGCCTCACACGCAGGCCCAAGCTGTCCTCGGGTATCCAGAACCAGGGAAGGATCACGAACTTGTCATTTTCATTCCTGGGTGGGAATACGAGCACGAACGCAGTGATATCGGTGGTGCTTGAGAGGTCCAGTCCCCCGTAACAGACCCTGCCCTCGAGCTCCTCGGCATCGACGGGGAAGTTGCACAGGTCCCATTTCTCCATCGGCATCCAGCGAACAGCCTGCTTGACCCATTGGTTGAGCCTGAGCTGACGGAACACATTCTCCTCGCCTGGGTTCTGCCTTGCGCTGTCACAGGCCGCCTTCACCTTCTCGAGGGTGATGGTATGCCCAAGCGACGGGTTTGCTTTCTTCCATGTCTTTGCATCGGTCCAGTCGTCGTCCTCCTCCGAGCCGTAGATCACCGGGTAGAAGGTCTTGTCGTGTTTGCGACCTTCGATGATGTCCTTGGCCTTCTGGTGCTGCTCGTAGCAGATGGAGTGCTGGTCGGTGCCTGCGGTGGTGATCAGAAAGAACAGCGGCTGGGCCCTGGCATCGCCCGAGCCCTTGGTCATGACATCGAAGAGCTTGCGGTTGGGCTGGGTGTGCAGTTCGTCGAAGACCACCCCATGGATATTGAATCCGTGCTTGGAGTAGGCCTCTGCGCTCAGCACCTGGTAGAAGCTGTTGGTCGGCAGGTACACGATGCGCTTGGTCGCGGCGAGGATCTTGACGCGCCGATTCAGCGAGGGACACATGCGCACCATGTCCGCTGCCACTTCGAATACGATCGATGCCTGCTGCCGGTCGGCAGCGCATCCATAGACCTCGGCGCGTTCCTCGAAGTCCCCGCAGGTGAGCAGCAGTGCCACCGCGGCTGCAAGTTCGCTCTTTCCGTTCTTCTTGGGAATCTCGATGTAGGCGGTGTTGAACTGCCGATATCCACCGGTCTTGACGATACCGAACAGGTCGCGGATGATTCTCTCCTGCCAGGAAAGCAGCTTGAAGGGCTTTCCCGCCCAAACCCCCTTGGTGTGGCAGAGGCATTCGATGAACCCAACTGCACGGTCGGCCAGGGTCTTGTCGTAGGTCGATTCCTTTGCCATGAAGGGTGTAGGAGTGTATTTCTTCGGTTTCGGCATAACTTATTTCATTCCTCAGGGCAAACAAAAAGGACCCGGCGTGGGTCCCTTCAAGTGGTGGGTGCTTGTTGTCAGTTGTATGTTTTCTTCAGGCTCTCAAGGGCCTGCCTGGTATCAGTGTCACGTGGCCTGATGTCCCAGCCGCGGTCATAGTTGCATACGACGTTGCCATTCCTCTTGAGCATCAGCTTGGAGATCCTGCCCTCGTCGATCCCGTATTCCGAACCCTCCCCGTACACCTTGATACAGTAGGTGAAAACGCTCTTCCCGATCTCCAAAGTTCCTTCTCTCCACATGCTCTTGCCTCCGTGTCCGTTTTGTTGGTGTATATATCCCTCAAATCGGAAACTATAGCAACCTGTTACAGAGCAATAATTTGAAGAAACACACTACTGGTGCAGAGTCGGGTATGACACCTTGTGAAGGCTCCTGTCATCCTTCGCCTGTGAGTATGAAGTGAGCGTATTCCCTTGTGTTGTCCCCATCAAGGTAGTCGACAAGTTCCGTAAGTCCCATCTGGGAGGCGATCCACTGGACCGCCCCCGTGTTGAACATGTTCGTCAGACCGCTGTCACGTACCTTGAGGATCTGATCCCTTATCTGCTCAGTCATTGGCGGCCTCCATCGATTCCATAACCGCCTGCTTGAGGATACCTTCATCGAAGCCGCAGTCGTAGTAACCGTCAAGGATGGTCGAGTAATAGTATGCATCCGGCATCGCCAGAGGCGGTCCTTCGTTCATGACGTAGGCCATCGCCACCAACTCATCACCGTCCATATTCACTATCAGCTTCTTCTTTCGATACAGGTGGGGGTGCCCTTCGTAGCGGTCCAAGGCCTTCTCGCACTTCTCGGTGATCTGCCAAAGCAGCACCGGAACCCTTGCTCCTCGTTTCATTTCGATGGTGGCCACGCCAGTATGTCGGCCTCCCCGAAACAACAGCTGATAATCGTGCAGTATCGTTGTTCCGATGACTGCGGCATCGGGGCATCGCTCTCCCATCTGTTCGAGGTTCAGGTTGCTTCCATA